AGGGACAGCAAGGAATGCAAGGGCAACAGGGTTTGCAGGGTATTCAAGGAGAAAAGGGTGACAAGGGTGATGTTGGTCCGCAAGGTCCGTCAGGAGTAGTAGCTCTCGAAGAAGGCGGAGAGGCACTTGCGTTCCGATCTGATGGGTATCTGCTCAGGCTGATGCGCCAAGCGAACATCAATATTCCGTCAGGCGGCACTGCGAATTTACTTCAAGGGTTCGATTTATCGACAAGCATAGAGCGAATTGCCAATACTACAGCCGATTTGTGGGATATCACCGCTAACGGCGCGTTGGTATTCCCCGCCATTGATGGTTATGTTGATTTGACCATAGATGTTAGGTTATCCGGCACTATATCGGGAGTCGGACCGGGTAGCTTGAGCGAGTTCAGCGTCGCACTTGTGCGTCCAGTTTCGGGGGTTGATATCACAGCCGCAGAGCGCGGAGTTATTAGTATGGGAACTCTCGATTCCAAAAGTATTTGCTTCGAGAGCTACACATTCAACACGGACGACCCATTTATCACGGATGGCGTGAGAGCGATACTAAACAACACGAGTTCAAGCACGGTGAATATAACAGGAATCACGGTGCTTGTGAAAGGCACGAAACATTAAAACGCCTTGGGGCGTTATCTTTATGTAAGCAGGTGATGAAAATGTATAAGCCCGAAACATTGAAAAATATGTTCGGCGCGAAAAACGAAAGAATGTGCTTTGATGGTAAAGCCTTTTATGGAACGAGGATAAGCGAAAACATTTCTCGAACACCAGAGGGCTTTTTGATTTGCCGGAATGTTCCGATTGCAAAAGTTGGAACGCAGGATTATTTGGGGAGCGAATTAGGGATTGATGATTACCCTAACAAAGTCTTCAAGGTAATCCGCGAGGAAAAAGAAGTTTTCGACCCCGCATCAATCGCGAGCTTCGAGGGCAAGCCGTTCACTGACGAACACCCACAGAGCGGAGTTAATGCCGAAAATTACGTGAGCTACAGCAAAGGTCATGCAACAAACGTAAGGCGCGGCACTGGCAGTGACAAGGATAAATTAATCGCTGACATTATCATATATGATAAAATTGCCGCCGAGCAAGTCGAAAACGGTAAGCGTGAAATATCCTGTGGATATAATTGTCAGTTCGTGACAAGCGATGACGGCAAAATATATCAAAGAAAAATACGCGGTAATCATGTCGCCCTTGTCGATGACGGGCGTGCCGGAGGCAACGTAAGCATAAGAGACAAAAACACGGTAACATCTTCGAGAGCCGAAGATTATATAAATAAAAATTCTAAAAAAGGAGCGAATAAAACTATGTCTAAAGCATCAAAAACGCAAATGTTAGTAGCGAAAATAATTCAAACGTTCGCCGTAGATGCCGAGCCGGAGGAGCTTGCGGAAGCTATCGAACTTTTAACCAAAGACCCCGATGAAGCCAGCGAAGTAGCAAAAGTCATTATTGCTGAAAACGAGAAGAAAAAAGACGGCGCGGATGATAATTCCGCTAAAACCAACGATGAGGGTGATGACCCGATGGCGGAGCTTCTAAAGGAAATCAAGTGCTTGAGGGATGAGGTTTCCGAAATGAAAAAAGGCTACTCCAAAGATGAAGACCCTCTTGAGAAATTAGAGAAAGCTATTGAGGCAAGCGAAAGCGAAGACGCTGCCGATGAGGAAGATGTCACGCTTTCGGTTGCAGAAGTCGAAGAATCGGAAGAAGACCTCGAAGACGAGGCTTACGAAACCGAGGAATTGGAAACCGTTACAGAAATCGCCGATAAAAAAGCGGTTTTGCAAATGATTAAGACCATGAAGCCAATCGTGGCGGCAATGAAAGACGAGAAACAAAAGAAAGCTGTCACGGATTCCATGTATAAGTTGGCTGCACCTCTGTTGAACTCTAATAAGCCAAAGAATCCCAAAGGTCAGAACACCTATGACGCTATACAGCGAGCCAAGAGTGCAGCGGCGCAAAGAAGCATCAACGACGCGAAACGCCAAGGCGCAAAAACTACCGAGAGCAACGGAAGAGGGCTTGGCGAAAACATTGCGAAAAGCAGAAATCCGCATTACATGAAAAAAGATTGAAAAATTGATTAATTTTTAATAGGAGGAATTATTTATGCCGGGTGGAAAGGTAATATTTGAGAAATTAAATTATGGGTTTCCGGGGACGATATCCCGAAACCCTGATAACATCGTCGGAGCGTGGCGATTAAAAGAGGACAGCCCTCAAGTGTTTTTCGGTCAGGCCGTCGCATTGAACGATGATGGCAGCGTATCACTTATAGATGATACTAACGCCGATAACTTTATAGGATTTGCGGTACGCAATGTTAGGCAGTCAACAGATTATTTCAGTTCTCAAGGGTTCTATAACCCGAATGATGAGGTGGCTGTATTAACTCGCGGAAACATGACTGTATCTTGTAACAACGGAACTCCAACAGCAAAGGGCGACGCTTATGTTCGGGTTGTTGAAGATACAACGACAGTGCCGGAAGGCGTTGTCGGAGAGGTTGAAGCGGTAGCGGACGGCACTAATACTGTGCTGCTAAATAATGTTGTATTCACGACAAACAGGGTTGATGGCAACATGGTAACTGAAATAGCAGTGTTGCACAGAAATATATAAAAAATATAACGGAACAGGAGATTATTTTATGAGCAAAAACAGAGGCTTTTTAAAGGACTATGGCGAGGGCGGGAACTTGGTTCTTGATTCTGCCGCAGTTGCCGGAGGCATGGCATTCTTAGAGGGTCAGCTTGAAAAAATCGACCCTAAAATACGCGAACCTCTAACAAGTACATGGTGGCCGCGTGACATAGTTGCTAAGACCGGCGGCGGGTTTGTGGAATACACGAGTGCGTATAACATTGATTACGCGACTATTGATGGTGATGACGACGGCATCATAACTGGGGAAGTGAACAATATCCCGATTATGCAGGCTGATTTGGGCAGAGACCTATTCAGAGTGTTCAACTGGGCGAGGGTTTTGCGACTTTCTTATCTCGACCAGCAAAAGTTCAAGCAAATCGCTCTGAATATTGAGGAATTTTTAAACAAAGGAATAAAGCTCGCTCATGACAAGGTATTAGACATAAATGTCTACACAGGATTTCCACGACGCGGGACATACGGGCTTATAAACAATCCATACGCGACAACAGTTATGGCTTCGACAAAATTGTCCGGCGGCACGGAATGGACTGAGGACACCACGCCGAAAGAGATACTTGCAGATGTAAACAGGATGATGACCGACACATGGGCAGCGAGTGGATATGACTTAACGGGCATGGCGAATCATATTCTTTTGCCTCCTGAAAAATACGCAATGCTGGTAAGACGCTTGGTAGCGGAACAGGGCGGCTCTATCTCTATTTTGGAGTACCTGCTTAAAAACAATATCGGCAGAAATCAAGGCATAGAGTTGTTTATCGGACCACTTCCGTTCGTTGCAGGTGCAGGAACAGGCGGCACGGATAGAATGGTAGGTTACGCGAACAACGTAGATAGAGTAAGGTTCTGCATGACCGTTGCATTGAATAGGGCTATGGTTAGTATTGACGCGGCGAATTTGGCGTTTATATCAGCGTTTGTTGCGCAATTCTCACAGGTCGAATTTTTGTTCTTGCAGCCAGTGCTGTACATGGACGGAATATAATAAAAAATTGAAAAACAGAGAGGGGCTTAAATATTATGAGAGTACACGCAAAAAAAACATTTAAGTTTGAGAAAGATGGTAAGTCCGTCTTAGTAGTTGCAGGAGCTTTTTCTCCGAATCTGCCTGATTGGATAAGAAATACTAAACTTTTTCAATTGGCTGAAAAAGAGGGCTCCATAAGTGTTATCGAAAATAAAGCCGCCGAAGCCGCGCTTGAGCAGGTTTTAGGCGATGATAAACTCGCTGCGCTGGTAGAGCAAGCGAAAAACCTTGGAATAAGAAACGCCAGCACAATGAAGCAATCAACTCTTGAGGCGAGAATCGAAGCCGCTTTGAAAAACGAGGAAACATTAAAGAAACTCGAAGATGACGAAAAGTCAAAAGAGGGCGGCGACAACGGCGGCGCGGATGACGGCTCGGGCGGAGATGGCACTGGCGGCAACGATGCAGACGAGGAGGGCGGCGATGGCACCGATGTTACCGATACGAAGGGTGGGGCGGCTTCCGGCGAATAGACGGCAGATAGTCCCGCCGATAGGAAGTGAGGAGAATCCGCCATTCACCGCAGAGGATTTTAAGCGGATTTATCCGTTTTTCTTCACCGTTCCCGACCCTGAAATAGTGGGGGATGAATCAAAACCGTTAATCCCGATGGAAGTTGTAGAAATGTATATAGAGTTCGCGCATAGCAGCGTGAGAAAATGGCGGTGGCGCGATAGCTGGAAAGTGGGTATCAGCCTATTTGTCGCGCACTTCATCGAGCTTTATATGCGCGTGATGGTAGACCCGGGGTGCGATGCGGCGGACGTGGTGAATGCCGGACAGACAAAGGGACTTGTGGCTTCAAAGTCTGTTGGTGGCGTTTCTGTGTCATATAATTTTGAGCAGGCATTACAGGGATTGGAAGAGTGGGGCGAGTTTTTAAGCACGGAATACGGAGCGCAGTTCGCTACGCTTGCAAGGCTTGTCAGTCCGCGCACAATTTATTTGCCGTAGGAATTGGGAGTTGGTTTTATGATTGATATTCGTGTGGTAAGTGACGCAAAAGGACAAGATGCAGATATGGACGCTATATTTGCCGCCTTGGAGAAGCTGGAAAATACCGAGGTGCTTATCGGAATCCCCGAAGATGAGGGAGCGCGGCAAGATGGCGACGGCATAAATAACGCCCAGCTGCTGTATATCCACACTCACGGTTCGGCTGTCAATAATATCCCCGCGCGTCCTGTCATAGAACCCGCAATCGAGGATGATAAAAATATTATCGGTGATTTGCTCGGGCAGGCGGCGCAAGCGGCGATGGACGGCAACGAGGGCGGTATGATGGCAGCACTCGAAAAAGCGGGTATGCGCGGACAGAATGCGGCGCGAGACTGGTTTGATAATCCGAAAAATTCTTGGAAAGCAAACACGCCTGAAACAATCGAGCGGAAAGGCTCTGCCAAGCCGCTCATTGATACGAGCGAGCTTCGCAAATCTATAATCTATGTCGTTGAGGAGAAGGAATCATGATTGATGTATCGCAGATAGTCAGAGACCCGGATTTCGCACAAAATTATGAGGTCATACGGCAAACGGGAGAGTGGAACGCAGGGCGATTTGAAGTAACTGGCACTAAAACCCTAAATTATCGCGGAGCGGTACAGCCTACAGACAAAGATACGTTACAGCAGTTGCCGGAAAATGACAGGACGAGCGTTTCAGTGAGTTTTTATTGTTCTTCTCCGAATGTTTTTTATATGACGCAGGAATCCGACAGTAAAGACGACGAAAGCCAAGTCATTTTTGACCGTATTAAATGGCGTGGAAACCAGTATAAAATAATCAAAGTTTTAGACTGGAGCAGAAACGGGTATCAAATAGCGGTAGGAGTTGAGCAGTAATGGCAGAAGTGACTAAAACGGTTGAGGAAATGGAAGATATTTTCAGACTTGCTATTCTGAAAATATTTGAGCTTGACCCAAGTGCAAAGAAAAATCAGGGGCGCGTCAGGTTTCCGTGGGGTTCGAGGCTGGGCGAACAGGATAATGATTTAGCTCCTATCACAAAAAATGATAAGGGCAAAGAGATTTGTGTTGTCACTATTATCCCGCGAGATGATTCATATAATCGTCAGCGGCATAGGCGACACGAGGACAGAGGTGGGCGCGATTTGGTGCTTGTTGATGAGCATACCGATGTTCACGAGGTCACTTTCTGCAATTACGGAAAATATGCTTACGAAAATGCACGGAAAATACGCGATGGACTATTCACGCCGGATTTACGGCGTTTTTTAAAGCAAAATAATTTCGCGCTGGTGACGGATGTTCCGGCGATACGGCGTGTTCCCGAATTGTTGAATAATGAGTGGTGGAACAGGTGTGATTTTACGGCGGTGTTCAACGAATATGTTCGCCTTGAAAGCATTGCCGGAACAATCGAACACGTCAATATAACCGTTAAAGCCGTCATAAACGGCGAGGAAACAATCGAAACAATAACAGTGAATCGGGAGAATCCCGAACAATAAAACAAAGGAGTTGATTTCATGTCATTGCCATTAGAAGACATTGTTGATATAATTGTCAATCTTTCGCCGAGGGCAGCCATCAGGGACGGGTTTAACATTGGGCTGATTGTCGGCACATCAGATGTTATCAGCGCCAAGGACAGAGTTAAAATATACGCTGTTTCCATGGCTCTAACGAGCATGATATCCGACGGATTTACGGAAGATATGCCGGAATACAAAGCGGTGGCATTATATTGCCAGCAACAGCCAAGCCCGTCACGTGTCGCTGTTGGGCGTTGGGATAATACCGAGGTTGAAGTTATCAACTATAGTTACAATGGCTCGATTGCAGTTGGCGGGAGCGGTTATGCTATTGATGATGAACTTGCGTTCGGTACATTCACAGCCAAAGTAACAGAGGTTGACGGAAGCGGTGCTATTACGGCATTTGCCTTGTCCCCAACAAGTGGAGATAGCGACGTCACATTAACTGCAGAAGCCGCAACAGGCGGCACGGGGACAGGAGCGACATTCGATGTTGCAAGTGTCGCCACTTCCACAACCGGACCGACAGAAACGGTCACAGCGGCGGTTATGGATTGCCGCGTCAAAAATACAGATTGGTATGCTGTCACGGTATGCGGCGCGTCTTTTGATAACGTGCTTGATGTATCTATGTTTATACAAACTGCCATGCCGACGTCTGCATATATGTTCACTTGTGATGATTTAACAACCGGGGACGGAAATATATTTAATACGTTGCGGCTTTTGTCCCGCAGGCGTACTCACGGGATGTATTCCAAAACTCCCGACGCTGTTGCGGGGATTATGGGGTATGCGATGGGGGCGAACACACGTACAAGCGGCAGCGCGTACACGCTCATGCACAAAACTATTATCGGACTTATGCCTGACGAGTTGTTACCTGAACAAGCCGATTATTTAAAATCAGTCAACGCGAACTATTACGCCGCAAGAGGCACGGGCGGCGCGTACCCGATGTATGAGAACGGCGTTATGGCTGACGGCGTGTATTTTGACGAAGTTATCAATCTTGATATGCTCGTCAACGATATGCAGCTTGCGGTTATAGATGTGATGCGCTCGCGCCCGAAAATATGGCAGACAGAGGGCGGCATGAACGATTTAAAGCTCGCTATAAAGCCGTCGCTTGAAAGGGCGCGGTTAATTGGCTTTATCGCGCCCGGCAGGTGGACAGGCGGACAAATTTGGCTTACGCCGGATTGGTTGGCACTGGACACGAACGCTATGCTTGTTGACGGGTATCTGATTTTATCAGAGCCTATTGATGAGCAGCCGCAAGCTGACCGGGACGCTCGGAAAGCTCCGCCGATTTATACGCCGATTAAGCTCGCGGGAGCTATCCACACCGCTATGGTTGTGATTGATGTGAATAGATAAAATATAGATGAAATAATGAAAATTTTCAAGGAGGTATTGTTTTATGGGTGAAGGTTATGGCACTTATTCTTTTGAGGATATATCCTGTACCTTAAAGCACCCGTCCATAGGCGTTTTCGATGTGAATGGAGCAGGGGTCGGAAGTATCACTTTCGCTATGACGAATGATGTAACAGAACATGAAAACGGCGCGGACGGCACGGTGATGATTTCTAAAATCAAAGCCACTAATGGCACAATCGTAATTGAAGCGCAACAGACCTCAGAATTACACCAATGGCTTACGAAAGCCTTCAATTATTTAGAGGGAGCAAGTTCGAGTGAATACGCAAAGATGGGTGTTATGGCGTACTCCCCGGCTATGAAAGTTAATCATGACGCGGCAGGCGTAACGTTCCAAAAGCGCGGAGATAAAGGATATCAAGCGCAGGGGCAGATGGTTTCATGGACGCTGATGTCGGCGCGTATGCGAGAATATTAAAAAATATATAAAAATTTGAGGTGATTTTATATGAACGCATCAACAGAGATAAACAAATATATTGACATCGAGGGCAGGACGTTTTGTATATCAAAATATCCGGCAAATGATGGGATAAAGACCGCGAGGCTCGCAATAGCAAAGCTGTTACCCGCTTTCGAGGACTTTATTTCCCCTGAAAAGTTTGCTCAACTTACAAGCGGCGAAACGAGCGAAGACGAGATTTGGGAGCTTTTGAACGTTGCCAATATTACAAGAGCTCTCGAATTGGTTTCTGACGACGATATTGATACAATATTTAACAGGGCTTTGCTTAACTGCTATGAGCGACTTCCGGCAGGCAACGCGAGAGTAAAAAATGCGAACGGAACTTACGGAGTTGAGGGTGTGGAGTATGATTATGTTCTCGCGATACGCCTCGTTGCCGAGAGCCTTATTTGGAGTATCGGAAGTTTTTTCGTCGGAGACCGCTTGACTTCGATGGTAACGGACATCAGGGGTTCGGATACTCAATCGCAAGATGCAGCAACGTAGACGATTTGCTTTTTGCACCTGTAATAGCGGGATATTGGCGGCAACATGAAACATGGGACGGGACATATACGCTTGATGATTTGCTTGATATTTTAGAGGTCATGCAGGTTAAGGCAGAGAATGAGCGTCGGCAGCAAGATTACGAAAAGTTCAGGGCGAAATCTCAGAGAGGAGGGTAAGCTAATTTATGCCAAATAATGTATTGCGGAATTACCTTGTTGCGCTGGGTATGCGGGATAATATGTCTGGTCAGTTGCAGAACACGCTCAGACGTTCGCAGTCGAATATATCAAGATTCGCGAAATCTGCTGCAAAAGCAGGTACTTTTGTAGGCGGAATATTCCTCGCCGCTAATCTTGGTGTAGCGAAGTTCATGCGCAACTTGACAAGAGTTGACGATGAAGTCAATGAGCTTGCCCAAAGCCTCGGAGTAAGCCGCGAAGAAGCCTTTAAGACAAGGTCGGCACTTAACGCTATGGGCAGGACGATGGACGAGGTCGCGGCAAGTCCTGAACTCACAAGCACTTTCGAGCGTCTGAGGCGCGACGCGGAGAAGTTACAGCCGCCTGATTTTTCTGGAGGATTAAATCAAATCCGCGAAATCGGCGTTGAGTTCGCCCGATTAAGACAATCGGGAACACACGCCGTTCAATGGATAGGTCATTATCTTGTTAAATATCTGCAAGAACCTATGAGAAATTTTCAGAATATTTTCAGCGGGTTAAATGATGGCATTATCCAAAACATACCGCGATGGGCGAACAAGGCAGCACAGTTTATGGCGGGGATTGTCCGACTTGGCATGACGGTTATTCGAGGCGCGAACTCAATATTCAATGCAGTCAGGCGAATATTTGACATGATACCCAAAGAATTGAAGATAGCGGCGGCGGCAATAGCCGCTTTTTCTATGTTCATCCGCGCCGGACCTATCGGCAAGCTGATAGCGATTTTAACAGTGGCGTTACTGCTCCTTGATGATTTTTATACATATCTTGATGGTGGTGACGCGCTGCTGGGCAGCATTTGGCGGCACTTAATCAATATATGGAATTTGTTCAAGGATAACGGCGGCATCATCGCATTCCAAGGCTTGCTTGATGCTATTGGGCGGCTGTTAGTCGAGATTATCAGACCGTTTCGGGATATCGGCAAAGAGGGCGAGAACGCTTTCGCAGGCGCGGCAAAAGCGGGGCTTGAATGGCTTGTGACTGTCGGACTTCCGGCATTTATACAGCACTTGACACGGACAGTTGATATTATAACGCGGATTGTCGCGCAGATGAACGAGTGGGGTATTACTCAGGCAGTAGTAACAGGCGCGTTCGTATCGTTCAAGGCATTGAAAATAGCGGCTGTAGTGGGTAAAATCGGGCTGGCATTCGGAAGCTTGAAAAAAACGCTCTTAGGAGTAGGGAAAACGACTGGCGTTGTAGGTAAATTATTCGCGAAAAACCCGTTCTTGAAATGGGCGATAGCGATTGGATTCTTAGTAGCACTATTCACAGCGTTATTCAGGAACAGGGAATCAGTCGGCGAGTTCGTGAGCGGCGTATCGGAAAAAATCCGAAGTTTTTTAGGCGTTGCGGGCGAGGTTATAAAAAATCTTGTATCAATGATACCCGAATTTGTCAAAATCGGGATAGAATTTATAACCGGATTGATTGATATTATCATCAAAAAACTCCCTATGCTGCTTGAAGCGGGTATCTCAATTCTGCTCGCGATACTGAACGGCATTTTCGAGGTATTGCCAAAAATTATAGAAGCCGGAATCGAGCTTTTGCTTGCTCTTATAAATGGTATTTTAAAGGCATTGCCATTAATTATAGAGGCAATCATAACAGTTTTGATGAAACTAATCGAAGCTGTGACAAGGTTTTTGCCGGAGATTATAAAGGCAGGAATAAATATCCTGACTGCCCTTATAAACGGCATACTTGATATGCTCCCGAGATTGATACAGCTCGTTATCCATCTGATTAATTCTATAATCAGGGCGATTGTAAACAATTTGCCTATGATAATAGATGCTGGTATACGAATATTGATGTCACTTATAGATGGCATCGTTGACGCTCTGCCGCTTTTGATAAGCGCGGTGATT